CATGTTCCTGAACTGACCGTTCCAACACCCGTAAGACTTGATGCTGTTACTCCTGAACCAAGAGTCGTTGCATTTAAAACTGACGTCCCAGCAATGTAATACTGCTTCCCAGAGGCAAGATCAATATGATCTGAAGATGTCCAAGAATCTGTAGCGTTTAACCAATTAAAAGTCTTATCTGTTGTTCCCTTAAGAGTTAAACCACCACCATCAGCTGTTGTATCTGTAGGAGTAGAAACTTTACCTAACTCTAGGTTTTTGTCCTCCACATTGACTGTCGAGCTTGAGATCGTAGTCGTGGTCCCATTTACAGTCAGGTTCCCACTTACGATTAAGTTCTGAGCACAAGTAAATGCCTGAACTGTTGCTCCACTGAAGTCAAGCGTCCCAGTGAACGTCTTGTTCCCTGAAAGGGTTTGGTTGGTTGTCAGTGTTGAATAATACCCATCACCACCAATTGCTTCTATAGAAGTAGCACTCCCTCCACCTCCACCAGTTCCCGTACCGTAATAGAGAATGTTTGAACCTTCTGCATAAGCAATTTCAGCATTCTCCAAACTGGATGGTGCTGACGATCCAGTGGATCTTTTTATGCGGATCGTGTTTGCCATGATTTAGAAGTTTCCTCCATCAACAAGAGTTAAAAGGGTCTGAAGGTTATCAGCCTTAAAGGTGCTGTCGCTTGAAGAATAATAAACGATACTTCCGTCTACTTTAGCTGTTTCTACAAGTTCTATTCCTTTTGCACCCTGTGGACCTGCTGTTGTTACTTCAACTACAGAAGTCGATCCAGTGACAACAACGTTTACAAGATTGCTCATGATGTATATCCCTCATCAACGAAAATATTACCTTCCAGCCAATACTCTTTCAAACCAGCCGTATTCGTCACAAGAACGTCATACCTAAGATCATTGGGAGTAAAAGTAGCTGTTTGAGTGTCCGTAAGCGTTAATTTCACTTTTCCAGTTGATCGATTGGTGTAAGTGACTGTCCAATCAGCATATTTAGTTGTGCGGTTCACGTCCCAAACTTGGGACTCAACTGTGTAGCCAGTTAAATCAATCGCAGTGTTGTTTCCATCTTTAAAGGTTAAATCCAAATCATGGTCAGCTCTTCTTTGAAGAGTGAAACTATGCACACCAGGAGTAATCGCCATAAGCTGTTCGACCTACACCTGTCTACTATACCGAAATAAAACCACTTTAAAACAGAATTATTCAAATGGCTTTCCCGTCTGACCCTACTTCCGGTGACACTCATACCGAAAACGGAGTTGACTATTCCTATAGCCAGAATGGATATTGGAAAAGGAATAGAAAAAGTCTTCACTCTAATTTTGAACAGGCTCTTATTGATATAGAGACCTTGAAAACAAAAGTTACTGCTTTAGAAGGCTAAGACTGGTAGAACTTCAAGACCTCTTCTGCCTTAAGAACATGACAAGGAAGAGATAAAATACTTTGATCGATTGCTTTCCTCATTCGATGACGGCCATCAATTAAACGATAAAATCCGTTCTGCTTTGCAACAATGCAAGGCATCTCTAAATCTGCAAACCGATATCTCACATGCCACTTCTCAATATAATGTAGGTTCTTTGCCCTGATTTTTATAAGAGGAAGATCAATACTCGGTATTTCATATGTTTTTATATATGGGTATAAGAAAGAACATTCAATTACTCCAGACGTAAATCCTTCAAATGGATGTTCCTTTGTTATGTGATGTCGCATAACCTATAACCAAAACTAAATCGATCACAATTACTACCCACACAATGCCAGAAATAAGGTTTCACCGCAGAAGGTGAAAACGTCCGAATGGATAATCCCTCTTCATCATAACTTGTGATAATCCTATCCCCTTCTTTGTACCTGAAAAATGATTCGCCTCCTTGTTCTACATACGTTATATAAAGATGATCCTCTGGAAAGCCGAAATTCGTATGCCAACCCATAAAACCAGTTGGAGGGTAATAAAAGTGACCGCTGCTATAAATTACTTTATCTGGATAGATCTCTTTGATTAAATGAATTAACTTATTAGATGAACCTTTGCTGAATTTATATAGGTTCTTCTCTCTACACCCATCGATATCCTTTGAAATTAGAGCCTCAAGAGCTTTTGCAGAAATCTTATCCTTCCAATTTGGATCATGGTAAACACCATCCTTATGCGCTGAAAACTTAATCCTCTTAACTTCTGCTTTAACTATTCGCCTGATATCACGAGTCACTGCAGGAGAGAAGGTCTCTTTACGCATTCAGCCTCTCTGAAAATTTAACCTCGTAATCTATATACAATAGATCAGGAACGTAATAGCGGAAATCATTAAGACATTTGTATTTTGTTACATCAATATTTAAACAATCTCGAAGCTTCTGCTTGTCTTCCTCCATCTCATCTACTAAATCATCCTTCCTTTTGACTAAAGCTCTCTGCTGCAACTTGTCCAGTTTTTCTAAAACTTGATTCCTCCGACCTCTTAATTCCCCGATTAAAGAAAACATTATTGAAGGGTAATCAACAATGATATCTGTTGGATTATCGTAATTATCAAAATGAGCGTATTCAATTTCCATGTATTTAATCTGTTCCTCTTCTGGCATGTCAGCAGTCTTTTCTGGTCGAACTAAATAAGCAGCCCCTGCCGGAATTACACCCTCTGCTATTAATTGACTAGGACTCTTCTCCGTTACAATTGTCCCAAGTTTTTTCGTCCCTAAAAGATAATTATAAAAAATAGTATGCATCAAAATACGATGATAGAAATAAGATCAGGATCACATGCAGCACGGTTATAAACTACTGCCCTGTCTTCATCGTCACCTCCTAAACCATGTGTGTTAGCGTTAAACTGAATCGCGTTTACTGTGAAGTCATTGTTTGATCTTGATGCTACCCAAGCATTTTGCCAGTTATTATTAGCGTATGAAGTTCCTGTTGTTCGACCTTCATCAATGTTGCCAATAACTACTCCGTAATTAGTATTACTCGTCCGAATAGATGAGTCGAGCGTTATAACATAAATCCCTGTTCCTGTCCTCGTGACTGATAAATTAACTTCCTTGACTAAAGATCCTCCTCCCGTAAATGCAATTGAACCTTTAACAACTACATCTGCTGTCTGCTGCAAAGAAGTAACAGTTGCCCAACTTAGAACCCCACTCCCATTTGACTTTAAAATCTCATCATTATTACCATCTGTATCTGGAAGAGTTAAAACAACATTGCTCGCAACAGTTCCTGGTGACTTGATCCCTACATAATGAGTATTGTCAGAATCTTGAAGCCTTAATTCTTTTTGACTCTTAATCCATAACCCTGACGAATCAATAGAGGCTCTCCTTGTTCCACCTGTTGTAACTGATATTTCATCAGCGGCACTCCACACTATTCCAGTATTTTCATCACCAGCATTTGTTATGCCTGGAGCAGCATCCGTTCCATCAATTGATCTCAGTGGAACTTTTGGAGTGCTATACGTTGAAGTAAATTCGTGTACTTCTGTTCCACCTGCTTGAATATTTATTTCGTTCGCACCAGCAAAATAAATGCCCGTATCCGTGTCATCAGATCTTCTTAGTGATAAAGATGATGTCGATCCAGCAGGGAGGTTTAATCCCCCTGTAAATGTTGGAGTGTCTGAAGTTGCTAAGCCAAGATTCTGCGCAATCTTTCCTAAAACAACCCAACCGCTAGCAGTCTTACATTCCAACGTGTCAGGTGTATTGCTTGTATTGATCCATAGTTGACCTTCAATTGCTGCTGGTGGTGCAGATGATCCTGCACTGGTGCTATATAAATCAGTCAGGTTCTCATTGACATCTGCTCTGAAATTCGCTCCCGTATCATTTGGGACAGGGTAATTTGCTGTTCCGACTTGTGCCATTAGTTAGATTTCCCGTAACCTGTTGCTGTCCAATGGAAAGCTCTCGCTACCCTTTGAGCACTTGAATTATAGATGGATACAGAGAATCCACTAGCTGTATTACCTGTAATCGTGTAATACTCCCCAGTTGCCGAAGCATTAAATATAATTCCAACTGATGGAGTTGCCAAAAATACATTAGGGAAAGTAATGGCTAATTCACCTGTCGTCAGAGTCGTTCCAGAGATTGCATTAATTGTTCTCATCGCTGCTAATGCTTCTACCTTCAGCGTCTGAATTGCTATTTGTTCTAGTTTATGTCCCGTTACACACTCTGCTTTTAACTCATATTTTCGTGCAGAAAACTCTGCATTATGGAACAGTCTCCAACTTGTCCAATCTCCTGAACTAGGACTAGCTAATTGAGTTGTCCTTATATATAGCTTTACGTCACAAGCATTAGGTAAAGCGCCATCTACACTTGAAAGGTTATCCCAGTTAGTAAACGTATCGACATAAGGATTGTAAGGATAATATCCTCTTACTTTTACTGTGCTATTTAATCGAATGCTATATACACCACCTAAATCAATAGGATTATTTTGAAATAAATACGTCCCACTTGTATGGAACGTTGCATTCCCATCCTCCGTTCCTCCATCTGGTGCCATCCTTAATTCACCTGTGCCACTATCAACTAGTAATTGTGTTTTAGTTCCTGGAAATGTTCCATGTTCTGTTTGAGTATTTACAGCGACTAAGTTTTCTAAATCTGGTTTCGTAAATTCAACTAGTGCTGCTCCTACACTTTCTCTCCCACCACTATCTATAAATTTAGCTAAATAAGTTCCCCCCTTTAAATCGCAATAAGCTTCCTTCGCTGATCCTGGTAAATCAGCATGAATACTAGTAGCAGTTGCCCACGTAACATTGGTTGTTTCAGGTGAGTGCCTGACTCTTACCCATCCTCCAACAATTACATCAAGATCTGCACATTCATTCCAAAATAAACGCGCCATACTAGATGTTGATGGTATCATCATTAATCCTTGAACATCCTCTGGTGCTGCTGTTTTACCCGCTAATAATTGGTCATAAGCGAAAATAGTACTGCCTTTACCTAAATAATTTAAAGCCTGTATTTGTACATATAATCTCCCTTGACGCATATTCCTAAGCGTTATAGAAGGTGATCCCGTCGTTACTCCTGTCCAATTATCATCGTCTATCTTATACTGCAAACTATAAGACGAAATCCTCCTTCTATCTTGGTAGTCAGAGTCCTCTTCGTCTACAGATAATTGCTTCCAACTAACAACTACCCCTACAAATATTCCTTGACCATCTTGGTATAGAAATTCTTCTCCCTCAACGTTCGATACTGGTTTTGGTTCTGCACTTAGATCAGTAATGTCTCTCAGAACAATATCGTCTCCAGAATCAACATTTGCATAAAGGCTTGAATTATATTCAAGTGCTGTCACGCCATAAGAAGATTTATCCCCTTCTGTTACAGAAAGAACTCTGTACTGTTGAGACTGTTCGGTATCTGATTGGATCAACCATATCGCTTGACTGTTAGGTGCCTCACTAAAACTACCAGTAATACTTATTACTGAACCACTAATTCCCCCTGCTGGAATGGCTTTTGTCTCAACTGTTCCTCCTGGCATCATTACTGATATTTTTGGATTACTCCCCAAGTTGAATGTACTTAAATCAGCTGAACTATCTACCGTGATAGCTGTGGTTGTTGCAGTAGAAACTCGACCACTTCTCCTGTTCCCATTCTTGGTTGGATCTGCGATGTCAACAACCATCCCAGGACGCAGAATGATTCCACTTTCTATTGATACCCCAAAAGTACAAGTTTGTGTGAGTAATTGTTCTGATTTAAGTAACCATAATCCATATCTATGTGCTTGACCTTGTGAATAACATCCTAGTGCTTTTACACTCTTGTTAATAACACCATATTTAGCAACTGCATCAGCATCCTCTACATATTCATATTGAACTTCTCCCAGGTTGTCATACGTTTGATATGCCACAGTGGCTACTGTATGTCTAGCTTTCTGAGATGTTCCTGCATAACTAAACGCTCCGTCAATAACATTTGACGGTCCA